TTTTCCTGTAGGCTCAGGTACTTCAGAAGGATCTCCCATCGAAGCCTTGAACTCGTCTAATTGCTCTTCGTTTTCGAGCAATCCTTTTTCAAGTTGTTGGTCAGACATTGTCTTACTCCTATAAGTAATTTCTGATTATTTATAATAATTAAAGTTTTGATATAAAATCGTTGAAAATCTTGATCTTAGCTTCTTCAAGGTCCTTTGAGGAAGTCTTTTCAATCGTCTGACGATAGTCGTCAATCGAGGCTTCTCTGATAACCCCATTGTCCCAAATCCATTCCTTACCTTCCATAATACCTTCGACGAAAGCATCTGGTGCAGAAGGATCTGCCACAATATCTGCCGCAGTAGCAAGATAAAAGTCATTCTGTACTTCTGCTACTCCGTTTTTATTTTGCTTTAAAGAACCCATGCCACGAGATGACACACCCATTGATGCACCTTCGTCCATTAGGTTCTTTACGATCTGTCCCATTGGTGTCTCGGTCATGATCTTAGCTTTACCGATGTAGTTGTCTCCATCTTTGTAAAGTTCTTTAATCATATGAGATACACGATCAAGATTAATAGTAGGTCCAGAAGGATGGCCTAATTCACCATACGCTCTATTCTTCTGAATATACTGTTCGTTATAACGAGCAACTTCTTTGTCAAGAACTTCCATAGGATACATACGTCCATTTCTATTCTTGATATTGCCTTGCATGAAGATACCTTTGACATAGTAGTCTTTCTTACCATCTTCTTTTGCTTCAGCAATATACTCTAGTGACTCATTAATTTCCGTAATTAGTTTCATTATTATTCTCCGGAAACCTTATGAAGTTTTACTGAAATGTATCCATTACCACCACTTAGAACGACTTGGACGTTACCTGTCAACTGCGCGTCTGTTTGTTCAAGTCTCATTCCAGATGCTTGATAGTCGTGATGACCTGATCCAGCAAGAATAGCAACGTTATTGGCATCACCTGTTCCTCTTCTCACTGTCCAGTTATTAGTACCATCAACAGACCACATAATTTCAGAAATAGATGCAGACTGAATAGTTTCACCAGATGTTTGAAGGGTGTTGAGGTTATATGATTCATTGGCAGTAGCTCTTATTACTACATATCCACCATTTTTCTTTTGGTTAACTGTAATTGGCATATCTTACCCCGTCACACTATTTGCGAAGTCTAACATCTTCATGAATGAGTCGGGTCCTTTTTCAAGACTGTCTCTAAACTTTTTAGCATTAGCAGGCTTCAGAGCTTCATGAACCTTGAGAAGTAAATTTGCAGTTTGCATATCGACTTTCAAAGAGCGTCCATTCTTAAACTTAATTGACTGAGCACCCTTTGTTTTTACAATATCTTTCAGAGTGTCGACAACCCCTTCAGCAATATATTCTTCTGTAATTTTAGATGAGCCTTGCTTTACTGGAGCTTTTTCGCCTGGGCGACCATGCTGCTTAGGCTCTTTGAATGCAGCACCGCTAGGCTTTACCTGTGAAGATCCCTGATTGATAGTAGATCTTTCTCCACCAGCATGGGTCTTTCCACCAACATGATCATCAGGGTTGCCCTGAATCGTTCCATTAAAGACATGGTCTTGACCAGGGACTGCATAATAGTCTCTCTTGTCAATCATATGCATGTTAGCAAAATCTTGTTCGCCCTTTGAACGAGGCTTGTATCCCTTTACTTCCTCTTCATCATCCTTGACTGGCTTGTTGTCGCCAGCAGGTGAACCAGGTGCCTCAAAGAGGTCCTTAAACTTCTTCATCTGAATCGTCCTCGTTATTTTCTAATTCTAGTTCGGGGTCGAAATCCGTATCATCTTGTTGTTGAACTTCATCCTCATCAATATCATAATCGTCTTGGAACATTGACTGTCCTACAGCAATTCGTTCAACTGAGATACGATCTTGAAGTTTGTTAAATAAAATATCACTCACGTTATTCTTAAACTCATTGTAATCTTGGTCAAACATATTTTTGACCGCGTCCATAGTATCAGGCATAACTCACCCCTTTATTTGTTTCTCTATATTTATAAATTAAAGAATGGCATCTTATAATCGACACCATCAATTGTTACTTTTACGAATCCTGCTGCAGAACCTGGTACAGTGTTTCCGGTTAACTTTGCTGATGAAGCCTGAATAACAACACCAGATGCAATTTCCACATCATCTGCACCACCTAACTTAGTGATGTTATCATTCTTAAAAATCAGTGATCTGTGAACAGGCCTTGGTTGATCAAAATCTCCAAACGTGATAGTTGACGTTATAGTCTGAGTTCCAATAGATACAAATACGTTAGCATCATTAGGAACATTAGTTGTTATTGAAAGAGATTGTAAATCAAATGCTTGATCTAAATCAGTTGGTGGACCAAATGTTACAGTAGATGAAATAGATGGAACGTCAATTAAGAATAGTACTTCGGCATTAGGAACAACAGAAGCAGAAGCAATTGAAGGTATAGTTAATTCAAGAGAAAGTTGCTGTATATCGCCAAACTGTAACAACGAATGTATAGCAAAATCATTAGTTCGCTGAAACGAAATAATTGTGTTAGATGTTTCTGTATTGATCGTATTCGCTGTAAAGCGATCAATCTGTACTCCGAGTGTAATATTTTGATTACTCATTATAGTGCCACCGGAATACCTAATCTAACGTATACTTTTGTAGACGATAAAGCATTACCTATTTGCAACGAAAAAGCAGCTCCATCAATTGTTGAAGATGTAACAATATTTCCATTATCACCCAAGAATAAATCTTGACCAGCTGTCCAGTTCCAACTTGGATTTGTTACTAGACCAGTGGTGATTGTTTCACCATCACTATCCAATATTCCCAGCACCCTTCTTATCTGATTGATATTTTTTGAAGATGCTAGTACAGTGTTAGCATTATTATCAAAAGCCACAACTTTGTATGTCGTACCAGTGCTGTTGTCTACTTTAATATTTAACGAATCAGTAGCAGCTGCAGATGCTCCACCAGTTGAAGAAATTACTACGTTGCTACCAACAGTAGATAAAGTTATATTGTTTCCAGCAATTATATTATTAGCATTAAATGTACTGGAAGCGGTGGAAGATATAATAACCGTAGTTGAATTTGAATCAACAACAATATTGTTTCCAGCAGCTAGTGTCTTTACATATATTTCATCTCCGACTTTGCTTGCTAGATTTGCACCTGTGCCCGTATTAGTTACAATTTCTAAAAATTGAAAATCATTTACAAACTGACTTAAATGGATTTCGCCTTTCGGAATCTGTGTATTTGCAATTGTTCCTGTCAGTTCATTGAAATTAATAGAGCCGACACCTGCAATAGTAACAAATTCGAGCTTACCCGTTGATTCGTTATATCTTGGTACTCTTCCGTCAGATAGATCAGTAGTATCTACATCGTCTAATCTGAGAAAACGTACTTCACCTCCACCAGAAGAACTTCCACCACCAAGATTTAATCGAGTGACTTGAGCTGTTACCGTAGACTTTAAGTCTTCAAATAACTTGATTAAATCTTTCTTGAATGGTTCTATGTCTGGTGTTTCGCCATCTTCACCTTTTGGTCCTTGTGGTCCCTGCTCGCCTTGAGGACCAGCATCACCCTTGTCACCCTTTGGACCAGCTACACCTTGAGGACCTCGAGGACCCACGTCCCCTCGTTCACCCTGCTCTCCACGATCTCCCTTTTCACCAGCTGGGCCTTGTTCACCAGTCTCGCCTTTCTCTCCTGGTATGCCTTGTATTCCCTGAGGTCCATCAACTCCACGTTCACCCTGTGGGCCTTGAGGACCGGTATCTCCTGTCTCACCTTGTTCTCCTTTATCGCCCTTGTCACCTTTGTCTCCTTTCTCACCTCGAGGTCCTTGCGGACCCACTTCACCCTGAGGCCCTTGAATACCTTCAGGACCTTGAATGTTACCGAGATTAAATGATAGACCGTTATTCAGCTCAACAATTAGTTCGTTTTCTTCGAGAATAACATTAGAGATTGAAGTACCATCATCCCCACGTTCACCCTGGGGACCAATGACACCTTGATCACCTTTGAACCCTTGAGGACCAATATCACCTTGTGGTCCAGATGGACCGGGACGACCAGAAGGACCTTGTGGTCCTTCCACGAGCATAGGTTTCGAGATTAGTTCTTGAAGCTCGTCTTTTAGTTTTTTGACTTCGGCCTTAGTGAGCTTAAGGCTTGCTGCTAGAAGTTGAGCCTTTTGTACTTCATTCATTAACATCCTCATCATCATATAAAATGCTGGATGATTCTTCTAATGCTTCAGTCATACGAGAAATGAGATCACGTTCTTCCTGAGTCATTTTTTTAGGTACAAACTCTTCTTCAGTTGCTGGCTGAGTATTTCCTTCTGGATTATCAACAGAACTGTAATCTACAGGCCCGGTAATTCGAGGTCCACCCTCTTCATCATCTTGTGGTTGTTCCATTGATTCATTTTCTGCAGCAATTTCCTTATCAATGTCTTTAACTTCTTCTTCAGACATTTGAAGAATATTCTTACGAACCCAACGAAGAGAGTAATACTTGCCAATTAGTGGATCTATTTCATTTGCAAGACGAAGACGTTCTGTCATGATCTCTTGGTTTTTTAGCTCTTCAAAGTGGTTGTCATTTAAGAAGTCGTAATACATCTGACTCTTGAATTCATTCCATTCTGCACGACTTACTACACCCTTGAGTACCAATTGGATTTCCAACAACCCATCAAAAAGATCAGTAAATTTGTTTCTAAGACGTTTAACAAACTTGGAGAATTTTAATTCATCTCTAGTAATTTCAGATGATCTTCCTAAATTGAATTGGTTCTCTGCTTCCATTCGAGTGACGGGAACATTTAATGCTTTGTACAGCTTTCTACGGAAGTAATCAACATCCTCCATTTCCCCTAGGTTTTGGCCGCCAGGAAGAGTTGTAATTTCTGTACCTCGTCCACCTTCTCTTCGAGGAAGCCAGAAATCTTCTAGCATCGTCATGAACTTACGATCATCTCGTACTTCACCAGTTGATGCATCATACACTAGACGATTCTTATGCTTGACCATCATATCACGAAGATACTGTTCTGCCTTCATCTTAGGTAGATTACCAACGTCAATATAGAATATACGTCTTTCCGGAGCTCGGGCAAGCCGATAAATTACAGTTGCATCTTCTAGCATACGTAACTGGTTGAGAGGTTTAATCGCCTTATGGAGATAACCCAAAACCATATTGTTACGAGAATCTAGCAATCCAGAAGTACAGTGACTGATAGAGTCAACTGCAATCTTTACACCTTGTGTAGAATTGGAAATACCTTTAGGATTGTATAGGAAGTATTCGTTTGGTTTCTCGTAAAGTACAACTCCAGTTCTTGCATCTTTCTTTTTAACAGGCTCTCTAACTTTACGAATTTTGCGAGGATCAATATACCGAAGTTCTTTAATACCTTGACGAGGCTGCTTTTCGTCGATAATGATGTGATGATATAATCTACCATCTACATACCATCTACGAAAGATATCATACCCTCTATTACCAAAGTCTAACATCTTGAGAATAGCTTCGAACTCTTCCCTTACTTTCTTTTTGATAGTTTCGGGTTGTTTAAGATCATCAAGAATTAATTCCACTGGGTATGCTTGGTCATCCATGATAATAGATTCATTGACAATGTCTTCAACTGCAGAGTCGCACTCTGGTTGCATAGACATTTCTCTATAACGTGTCACCAACTCAGCTTCTGATTTAGCAGTACCTTCTAGATCAACAAAAGTACCGTACGAACCACCAGGTGCAAGTTCAACTGCACCATCATCCGTTTGGGGCGGAACAAACGTCTGGAGCTCCGCATCTGGCTCCCTTCTGCCGCTTGTTCTAGTGATCTGAAAACCGAATAATTCCATACTTTTCCTCAATAAAATAAAAGGAGGTCAATATATTTATCGACCTCCTCGCACACGGATTTCAGACTTTATAGAGCGAAAATCTTGCTCGCGCCGTCTGAGAATCTTACCGTGATATCACCACCGTTTGGAAGGATTGGGAGACCTGTTGCTGTGTCAATGAAAGCAATCAATCTAGAGTCTGCTTGACGAGCTCCATCATTCTCAGCATCCCCTGTATTATGATACAGAATCAATGCTTCACAGTTTGCCCCTGTTACAGAAGTGAATGTTGCGTCAGCGGCATCAAATACACCGCTTGTAATTGTCTTACTAGCTAAATTAGCTGTAGCAATTACTGCAGTGTTTCCAATATCTGCCCTATCTTCATGAGCACTACTAAACGTGTAAACGCCAGTATCAATCAATGCGATAGTAACTGTATTGGAAGACATATTCAAATTACCAGAAAGAAAGTCTTCCTTAGCCTTTGGATATAACTGGTTAGCCATTTTAAATCCTCAATTAACTTGGTACATTACCGCTAGCTGTTGAACCAGATACTGTCCAGTAGTCATAAGACCACGTGACGGCAAATTCTTCAACGGCATCAGAATCCCAAGACAGATCAATAGCAGCTAAGTTTGTTGGGTATAAACCTTCAAACTTATACTCTCTGATTGATTCGCCTGTCTTAGCATACTGAGTCACAGTAGCTTGTGCTTTATATAGGTTAGGATTAGATGTAGCAAATTCTCTCAAATTGCCAACGTGGCTGTTGATAGATTCTTGCCATACTTCAAGAGCATTTCTAATCTTAAAGTCTTCATCGTTGATTACTGTTACAGTCCAATCTTCAAATACTCTGTTACCAGCCATCTTGATCTGACGACCAAAGTAAGGAACAACTACCTGACCCAGAGTCTGAGAAGGTAGCTGAGCTGTTCTTACCATGAATGGAGACTTGGTAATCAGGTCTGAGCCAGGACCCCCCAGTCCACCGACTGGAGGTGACAATCTGACTTCGAACAGAGCAGGACGTGCACCGCCCTGCGTAAGTTCTGATCTGAATGTGTTTACGTTAAAAGCCATTGTTCATCTCCCCTTATACTGCGCCGACTACTTCGCTAAACTCGACGCCAGTTCTTACTGCTACGAAGTTAAGCTGAATGAAGTTGATCGAGCGTGCAGGTTTGATGAAGATGTCTCCTACAAACTCGTTCCGATCGATGACCTCTCCTGTGTTGTTTGTTTCGTCACATACAACTCTGAAGTCTGTGATACCACGTCTTCCTTGAACATCTCTCAAGAAGGGCTCAACCAAGTTAACAAATTGAGCTCTTGTGAACTCGTCATTAAACTCGAACAATTGACCTTGTGCAGCAATGGAAATTGCTTTCTCAAGAGTGATAAACAATCTTCTTACATTAATTCTATCGAATGCAGAAGGCTGAGACAATAGTGTCTTGTCACCAAAGAGAACTGTACCTTGACCCGGGAATGTTGTTACAGGGTTGACGCCAGCTTTATACAGCGTATTCCTTTCAGCCTTACGTGGATTCCACGCTAGTCTGATAACATTCTTCATCTGACCTCTATTGAATCCAGCTGGTGAATACCATGGATCTCGGGTGTTGTCTGTTCTTACCATCAAACCAGCCGTGTCTCCATTTGCAGGAATATATCTGTATACATCATTATACTTGTCATACTGATACTTCCATCCACTATCCATTGTTGCATACGAAGTTGATGGAAGTGTGTTTCTAAACGCTACAACTGCATCAGCCTCTGATCCATCGTAAGATGAATTGTTAACAACATCTGCCTGTTCTGGTGATAGACATACTAAGCAGTCCTTTCTCACCTCTGAAATGTTGTTAATTAAATGAGTAGCGACAGTTTGACTTGCATCTGCACCCAAGTACAAAGAAATATCAACATCTTCGCTATTCTTATAAAGATTACTTCCTGTAATTTTTTGCGCATCGCTAGCAGCTGAACCATCAGCTCCAGTTACAAAGGACGATGTTTGTGGTAAAGCATCACTGCCAAATGTTACACCAAGAGCTGAAGAACCTGCATTGGAGTTAGATGCATTATGAGCCGTCCACCACATGTATGCAGATTGATTGTTGATAACATCTTTATAGTAATTTGAGGTTCCATCTTCGTTCTTTGCATCTGATGCAAAAGATAATGCTTCCCATCTTTCAATTACTTGTCCTGCAGTCCCTGACCATTCTCCATCTTCATCTACAGCTGCAATATGAAGTTGATCAGTAACACCACTTCTAGCAGATGCATATGCTGATGTGCCAGGTGCTCTGTCAAAGAAGTTATAATACTCCCAGCGTCTTTCTAGAGAAGAACCTGAATTGACTGTATTACCAGTATAATTATTTTCCAGAACTACTGATAAACCATCTTCAGCTACTGAAGCAACTTTTCTTTCTTCTTTATCAGGACCCAACGCTAACAAGTCGCCAACAACGATTGCTGATGCTTGGTTCGCTGAGAATACAACGCCGTTATTTCCATTTACAGCTGTATAAGTACCTGTTAGTGTAGAAGACCAACCTGAAGCGCTCGGACACACAGATACTTTAAGTGAATTACCAAGGGCACCAGGATATTTGGCAACAAAGTCACCTACATTTGAAATTCCTGATGAATAATTGTTTTCATAATCTTCTAAACTTTTAATTAAAGTGATTGAAGAGTTTCCAGCTGTAATTGCGTTAGCAGCTGTTGAGTTAACTACACGAGTGACGTAAAGCTGGTTACCGTAAGCCAAGAAGTTGGCTGCGGTGAAGAAGCTGACGGCTGTCGTGGAATTCGGTTCTTGAAAGTTAGCAACAAGTCGATCTTCACTGTCGATTAAGACACGCTGCTCTACTGGTCCCCAACGGAAGTCGCCAACTATGGCGCCGGCTGTTGTTTGGACTGTAGGAATTACAGCGGTTAGATCAATCTCGCTAACATTTACACCCGGTGAAACCTGGAATGCCATGTTATTCTCTCCTTAGCATTGAAAAAACTATTTCAAGCATATTTATAATTTTTTCAAAATAGGGGTTTATCCATCGAGTATCCTAAGGGCGACACATAATCACCCTCATACTCATCGTTTTGGCCGTCATCTATAATCCCAAAGGGGAGTACATCATCTTCAATCATTCTTTGATTTTCTTCGTATAATTTTTTACGAACGTCGTTATCGGTAATTTCAATGAAATAGTTTTGTCTTACCATCCAAGAGAATAATACTGTACACATTACGAGATCATCATGATGTCCTTCGTCGGCCTCATAACTACTACCTTTACTTATAAAAGTAGACAGCTCATTGATCAAGTCATAGTCATGAATTAATAATTTATTATTTTCTACAAGATCTTTTAAGTTAGAGCAACCAACCCTTTTAGTAGTCTTAGTTGTTTTCACACCAAGTTGAACTCTGTGAGAGAAGCCCCCACCTATTTGTTGACCACCTCTTCCTTTGACACTTGTAGTCAAAATATTTTCATACTCAAGATCTTGCTGAATAATAGTTGCTACTTGCTCACCTAGATCGTTGAGTTCTACCAATACAAATGCTTCATTATAACTCTTAGCAATACTGTGGATGACATTGGGATAGAATAAAGGGGAAATATCTTTTGATCGATACTTGCCCACCACCCTATACGGAATATCTGTAACATCAAACACTACTAATGCGCTATAGTCTAACCCAACTCCGCGCGAAGTGTCAACAGTCATTAAGTAAATATGGTTCTTTTTTGGTTCCTCATAACAATCAAACAAGTTTTTGGAGTAGATTGGTTTCTTAAATACAAGCTGTGATAGCTTGGATGGATGTATAAGAGTATTCGATGATCCAAGAAACTCACATTCAAATTCCTGTCTAAACTGTTCTTCAGATGTATTTTTGATTGTTTCTTCTTTCCATTTCTCATCACGACCAGGAACATCGGACCAATGAACTTCTGAACGTACGTAATTGTTACGTCCTTCTTCACTGTCAACCCAAATCTTGTAGAACATGTTCATACCGTTTGGTGTTGATGTGATTAGTACTTTGGATGTAGTACCAGATGAAATAGTTGGGAATACAGAAGCAAAGAACTCTTCTTGGAGATTGTTTGGTACAAATGCAAACTCATCGAGATAGATTAAGTTTTGAGACGTACCTCGAATAGCACTTGATGAAGTTGCAGATGCAAGAATCTCTGATCCATTCTCGAGAGAAATATTACCCTTGTTCCACTCTACAATTCCTTGCTGCATCCATTTGGGAAGCCATTCATATGCTGTCTGAATCCGACCAAGAATCTCTCTTGCTTGAGCCATCTTGTTTGCAAGGATTGCTACCGAGTATTGTTCCGTGAAAAGAATTTTCCAAAGGATATAGGCAGCTACTGTAGTTGTCTTACCAACCTGACGAGGAAGTTTACAAATTGCAAATCTATTATTTTCAAAGTTGTGTACCATCTCTTCTTGGAATGGCCACATATCAAAGTCAACGAGGCCTCTATCTACGTTGACGATCTTTACATAGTTTCTAATAAAATAGATGTAATCTTTAGCACACTTGAGATACTCTTGGACATTATCCTGTGTAAACTCTACAGGGACTCCAACAGCTTTTAGATTTTTATTTCCAAGATATGTGTCAGCCATGTTGACCTTTTTTCAATCA